ATGCTAAACGGTTATTATAGAGACAAGCAAAATAAAAATTTCGTTATTTTGTATCTACTGATGAACTACAATACTCGCAATCAAGATTTAGTGCTTCGGGTTGTGAAAAACGAATCTGATTTGAATGAGAAAGAAAACTTCTTATTTATTAGAGAGAAAGATGTCGTATACATTCGGAACGACTATAAAACAAAAGACAAATATGGAACGAAGCGATATATTATTAAAGCGAAGAAGTTTTTTAATTCCGTTCAAGAATTAGATAGCCTATTGATTGAAGACGGTAACCTTGATAGGCAAGTGAAAAAAGTCACTGGTGGTATCAACCAATCCAGTATGTTTAAAATTATGATTGCTACTAACAACAACCTTAAATCGATTGTGAAAGCGAGTAAAAACCGTGGCACCAATATGAATACAATCGGAACCAATTATGATATAACTTAATATAAAAATTGATTTAAATATTACATATATATATACATATGACCCACAGAAACAATTATGAATATGTCAAGAAATGGCGAAAAGCAAACCGAGAACTGAATTTACAACGTGCAAGAAAATACACTCTTAAAAGTTATTATTACAAACAAGCAATCAAGGAATTGTATAAAATAGATTCTTCGCTATTTTTATGAGAATCTTTTTTTGTTGTAATAATAACTTTTTGAAATACTTTTCAAATACTTTTGAGATATTATATATATATAAAAATTGATTTAAAGGAATCTTACACATATATATAATGATGATGAACTATTTGGAACACATCGACAAAAAACGAGTGGAACAACTTATCAAGAAAGATGACGTGGATGATGACCTAAAAAAACAACTGAAATCTTATTTACGAAAATACGATTACAAGAAAGGCGGATTTTTAGTAGAATATGAAAATAAGGGTATTGGTCGTGGTAGAAAATATGCCAAAGGTTCTTTATCTTTACAGAACTTTAAGAAAAGTATTCGTGAAACATTGGTACATGACACACATACCGACATTGATATAGTGAATTGTCATATTGTATTGTTGAGTCAATATTGTAAGAAGAATGGTTTTGTTTGCGAAAAAGTAGACGACTACGTATCTAATCGCAATTATAGATTACAGGGTATTATCGACACTTATAATGTGTCACGAAAAACAGCAAAGGAACTTATATTGGTTATGATGTATGGTGGTTGTGTCAACCAGTATTGTTGCGACAATGGGTTTGACATTACTATTCCTATGCCTTCGTGGGTGGGTGGATTGGAAAAAGAAATGACTTTATTGACTGACCGCATCAGCTCCAACGAAGCAATCCTATTTAAAGAAGTCAGCAAACTAAAAAAAGAAAAAAACAAAAAAGCGTCTTGCTTGTCTTATGTATTACAAATCATTGAAGATGACCTTATTATGAATGCTTCTAATAAGTTAAAACAATTAAACTATGTAGTAGACACATTATGTTTTGACGGGTTGCTAGTAAATGCGACCAACTTATCCAGCGAATTATTGGAAGTGTTGTCGTCGTATTGTTATGAATGTACTGGGTATAAAGTAGAGTTTTCGTTTAAACCAATGGAAAAGCATTATGAATGCGTGGATGAAGAGTTTGATGCGAGTAGTTATGAATACAAGCATTTGGACGAATATGAGCAACGCTATTGTGGAACATTGGAGGGTGAATGCGATGAAGAGACCTATCAAATCCGTAAAGGATATTTGGAACATTTCTTGTGTAAAGTCCAACAACCTGAACCAATGTATGTATTCACGAATGGGAAACATAAAAAACCCGAATTGCTGTCCCCTACGCAATGTGGGTTGTTGTTAAAACCAATTTTGAGTGGAAAAAAGAATAGTGCTGGAATACCAATCGGTTTCTATGAACAATGGGCAAATGACTTGAACCATAGATTGTATAGAACGTTTGACTTTATTCCATTCAATATCAATGAACCAATCAGCGACGACAAAGTGTTCAACTTGTTTGAGGGGTTTAATCCAAACATCTATGGCGAAGCAATGGATAAAGATACAATCACCAAGAAAATCACTCCTTATTTGGATTTGGTTCAAGAACTATGTGGAGGTGATGACGAACACGCTATGTATTTCCACCGATTTATTGCTCAACTATTCCAAGACCCAAACAAGAAAGTCCCCATTTGTATTATTTTCAAGGGCAAACAAGGCACTGGTAAAAATATGGTTTTGGATGCTCTTGGTAATATGATGGGTGGTTGTCATTACATCACGTCTTCCAAACCAAACGACTTCTTTGGCGAACATGCCGAGGGTTTTTGTAAAAAGTTATTGGTGAACTTGAATGAAGCAGAAGGTAAAGATACGTTTGACTTTGAAGGACGCATTAAATCCTTCATTACGGAAGATACTATCACCATCAATCCAAAGAACGTACGACCTTCTACCATTCGTAATGTAGCACGAACCATTATTACCACACAAAAAACAAACCCGGTACCTATTGATGTAAAGTCAAAAGACCGACGGTTTGTGGTATTCCAAACGACAGATGTCTACTTGAAGAAGTCATCTAAGTTTTGGACTGGGTTATATGAACATCTACGCAAACCTGAAGTAATGAGTGCCTTATACCAATGGTTTATGACGTTTAACTTGACCCACTATGATTGGATTAAGCGCCGACCAATTACAGAAGCATACAAAGAAATGTGTAATCTATATAGTCCCATTGAAGCGTTGTTTTTTGAGGAGTTCTATGACAAGGAGCAATGGAAGGATTTGGAATTGGACGGCAACAAAGATAGTTCTATCACCATTCCTATGGCCAATTTGTTTAATATATATGAAACCTTTTGTAAGCGCAATCGGTTTTTAAAAGACGATACCAAAGCAACCTCTTCTCGTTCCTTCATTGCGAAGTTGGTTGACTTGGAACTACCAATAACACGACTGAAAACAAATGGAAATAATTCCATTCGTATGACTCCACAAGAGGTATATGATTACATTGACAAAAGACGCTGGATAAATGGATACAGAGATGACGAAGAAGAGATTGAATATGTGGATAAGGGTGAAGATGCAACCGAGGACTACTTCAATTAATTTAGGGGACTTAGGGGACTTTCATCCAAAAAATAATGATTTGCCTTGGGACTTTTTTTTATAAAGTTGTTTTTAAAAAGTCCCCGAACTCCAGCGTTTAGGAGGCTCAAAGTCCCCTAACGACCCTTAAGTAAGAACCTAAATTACTAATTAGTAAGATAACTTAAAGACAACCTACATATTACTCTAACATGGGAAACAAAAAGCCAATAATGTTAGGAAATATGGTCCTACTTATGAGGGAATACCAAAAAAAGCACAAAATAAAAAAACAATGTGTAACAAATTGTCAATATTTTTATGATAATTTTAAAGCGAATTGTCCATTGAATACTATAAAAGTAAAGGCGGTGATTGGTGTCTCACTAAATAGTGATAGAACTATAATTTACGAGGGTCATGTGGTTGTAGAAGTAGATGAAAAATTCATATTTGAACCATCTTATGAGGTATATAGTATAGACAATATAGAATATTTTGATAATATAAAACAATTCATGAATACATATAAAATGCCAAATAAGAATGATATGAAAGACATAATAAAGGAGTTTATTGATTTTACGAAAATTGCGGACACAATCAATAATGGAGAACTTCACATTACGGATAATGAATATTATAATAATCAAGCGGATTATGTAGAAGAAAAAATAAAACCATTTCTGTAAAAATAATATATAATGCTAGGTTAAAAAAAACTTTTGAAAAACTTTATAAAAATTGAAATAGATTTTATATATTTTATTTGTTTAAGATTATGACGTACACATATTGCCTCCGACTCTCAACCATCAAGTATTTAGATTTACTTGACGATGTACCTTATAAATATATTAAGACTATGATTGATGAATACGATGAAGACATTGATGAAGACACTTATGATGTAGAAATAACACATTTAGAAAGCGACAGAGTTTGTTATTGTAAAACGCAGTTTAAATTGACTTTACGAGTAAATATTAGTGAAGGGACTTTACCTTTATATGTAGACAAGACATTTACAAGTGTAATAGAGTATAACAATAGTAGCGGTATTGCTATGACTTTATCAGATTTATAGATGCTTGGGAACTTCACTAATATATTGATTGGCTACTGCTTGTTGGTCTACGTAATCGATTTTTAGCATAATATCTAATCTATCGTCATTTTCTAATACAATCTCCTCACCATCTTCGTTTTCTAATACAAATTTTGCTCGTTTAAGATTATCATTACTAAATAACTGTATTTGGTCGGCGTGGATAAGTTCAAATACTATATTTTCTGTTATTCCCTCCGAAGTAATGTTATTTGTGCCTTGCGACAACATAGCAATCACTGGGATACTATTGGAAGACGATGCGTAGTTCATTACTGGTAAATCTATTTTAAGTCTCACCGAATAAAAGAGAGGAATATCACCAAAGAGTAATTTAGCGGAAGCCACGCTTATATAGCATTCACGAGAAGATTGCGACAAGGTAGGTAGGTTGTCCCATACACTTAAATTGCGTTGGGCGTTTTCTAAAAACAAGTATTTTGACGGCATATACTATACGACATTATTTTTTATTTATTTAAAGTATAATTTGGTGTCTGTGCTTGATATTTTTAATACCCTAAAGAAAGATTTCGCGGTCTTATAGACACGGGTCTTCTTATTCACGTCAGAGTATTTTATTACGTTCTTAGTGTCGTCTATCAACTCTTTAATTGTAGTATACATCCACATAGCATTTAATAAACGACATTCTTGGTCATTGAAGATTAATAATATATACATTACTATAGGTACATATTATTTTATTCGGGTTTTTCGGGAAACGGCATCTCGGGCGTCCACACGCTCGTAAAATCACGGAGCTCTTGGCGGTATAGTAACCAAGCTTCTTTATTTGTATTTGGATAATCCGATAAAACTCTGAAATCACAATCCTTTAATAGTTTATTACGTTCTTCCCTCATTTCGTCTAAAAGCAAGTCGTCATATTTTA